CAAAGAACGTCACAGCGTTGATTTCAGTGAACTGACGAGTGACGAAGTTAAGGCGCTGATTAGTGCAATGAATCACTTAAAAGCAGTCGTGAGTTTATTTCCAAAGAATCTGACGTTACCTAACTAATTAACCCAACGAAATTAAATGGCGTAAACCCGCCGGGCATTTTTTTGCCCGAATTCAGGAGAAACAGAAATGCGAAATATCCAGACCCGTAATTTTAAAGCTGATGACGACGCGCTAAATGCCCTGCTGAGCAAGGCAAAAACTGAGCAGCGCAGTGACGATGCTCTGTCCGTTTCTATCCGCCTGGCCGCACTGGCAATTCATGCCCGCCAGCAGGAAATGTCAGCGGCGGAAATCATCGAGCTGCTGGACAAAGAAGCAGAACGCTTTGAGAACCAGGCGCAGGAGCTGCACTGATGGCTGATTCAATGGATATGGTACAGCAGCGCGTGCAGGAAGAATTGGCGCGCAATCTGGCTAACGCTACTCACCGCCCGACAGGGGCGAGTGAGTTTTTCTGCCTGTCGTGCGGCGAAGAAATCCCGGAGAAGCGCCGCCGCGCACTGCCGGGCGTTTCCCTCTGCGTGACCTGCAAAGAAATCAGTGAGCTGAAAAGCGTGCATTACAAAGGGGCGGCATTATGAAAACCATCCTGAAATGGGCCGGCAGCAAGTCCGGCCTGATGCCTGAACTGATTAAGCACCTGCCCGCCGGTGATCGTCTGGTTGAGCCGTTTGCCGGTTCCTGTGCGGTCATGATGAATACGGATTACCCGGCTTATCTGGTGGCGGATGTTAATCCCGATCTGATTAACCTCTATCGGCAGGTTAAAGAGCATACGCGCCCGTTTATTGTCGTGGCGGCCTCGCTCTTCAATCAGAACAAAACTGAAGAGAGTTATTATAAGGTTCGCAATGACTTCAATTTCACCGCGTCGCTGCCACTGCTGGAGCGTGCTGCACAATTCCTCTACCTGAACCGCCATGGCTATCGTGGCCTTTGCCGATATAACAAGCGCGGCGAATTCAATAACCCTTACGGCAATTATAAAGAGCCATATTTCCCGCTGGCCGAAATTGAAGCGTTTGCCGCAAAGGCTCAGCGCGCGACTTTTGAATGTCTGGGGTACAGCGAAACCCTGAGCATGGTCAGTGCCGGTGATGTCGTGTACTGCGATCCGCCGTATCACGGCACATTCACTGCTTATCACACCGAAGGGTTCAGCGACGATGATCAGCACTCGCTGGCTTGCATCCTGCTGGGTATCTCTGAGCGTAACCAGGTCATCGTTTCAAACAGCGACACACTTTTTACCCGCAGCATCTACCGCGAATTTGACCTGACAAAAGTCGCAGCTGCCCGCTCGGTTGGCGTAGCTGCCGGAGAGGGTAAGCGCGCAGCGGAGATTATTGCTGTCCGCCATCTTCAACATATGGCTTCAATGTGACCGATATTGCCGTAAACGCTGCTGAGTCTAATAGTGACTATCACGCTGCCCTGAAAATGCAGCGTGAGAATTATGGCCTCAGAACGCCGCGTGACATGACCCTGGCTGAGCTGAAGCTGTGGAACGCTAACCCCGATGACCACGGGTGGCGGAGCCAGTACCTGCATGATATGCCCGACTACCTGGCCGGGTATTTCGCTGACCGCTATCAAAAAATCCTTTCAGGAAAACATGGCCGTCGACGAGCCAATGCGTTTCTTCGCCAGACCATCGGGCAGAGCGTATTGCCGCGTCTGCAGCTTGTACGCAGTCGCTACCGGCTGAACGATGCGGCGCAGTTTGAGCTGCCCTTTATCAGACAGCTTGATCGCCTTCCTACGCTGGACCGCCAGGATATTCGCGATCTGGCTTATAAGGTGGCCTCCTTCCTGTCACAAAGTCTGGCTGAGTTCGTTGATAAGGTCTCCATGCCACATGAGGCGGACGAACTGGCTGTGACGCTTACCGGATACCGTTACATCGCTGAACTGGCTGCGCTGACAGGAACGCAGCCACCTTACTGGGCAGAGTTCTGTTCAGCTAAAGGTGAATTGCCTCTGCGCAAAGCCCAGTCTGGTCTGCTTCGTATGATGGCGCCTGAATGGTGGCGTGGCCGCCTGAAGCAGATGCGAGATTTACAGCGTGAACACATGGCTATTGCGGTTGGGCAGGTACAGAAAGCCGCATCACCTTACGTTTCCCGCAGTACGCTGGCCGAATGGATTGAGCAGAAAAAACGTAACCGCGAGTTTTTCAAACGCTTCGATCTCATCAATCAGGAGGGGGACCGTATTGCGTTGGATGAAATGGTCAACCGCAGCGTGTCCAATCCGGCAATACGCCGCCGCGAACTGATGACCCGAATGCGCGGGTTTGAAGATGTCGCCAATGAAACGGGGTGCGTAGGTGAATTTTATACAATCACAGCACCATCACGTTATCACGCAGTTTACAGCCAGGGCGGCTTTGTTTCTCAGTGGAACGGTTCAAGCCCACGCGACACCCAGCGTTATCTCTGCCGCGTATGGGCGCGTATCCGCGCGGCACTGGCCCGCGAAGATATTCATGTCTTCGGCTTTCGCGTTGTTGAACCTCACCACGACGGCACACCGCACTGGCACATGCTGCTGTTTATGCGTCCTGAAAACGTCCAGCGGGTTCAGCAAATCATGCGTGAGCAGGCTTACAAAGAGGATCCCGGGGAACTGACCACGCCGCAGGCACTGAAAGCACGATTTCATGCTGAACCAATCGACCCTGAGAAGGGTAGTGCTACAGGCTATATCGCCAAATATATTTCAAAAAACATCGACGGTTACGCGATGGAAGGCGAAAAAGATGATGAAACCGGCGCAAATATGCGCGACATGGCTAAGGCTGTTTCGGCATGGGCTTCACGCTGGCGTATTCGTCAGTTTCAGCAGATAGGCGGTGCGCCTGTAACTGTCTGGCGTGAGCTGCGCCGCATGGGTGATGCACGTCTGCCAGATAAGCAGATGGATGCGGTGCTGGCGGCAGCTTCCGTTGCCAGTTGCTGGGCGTCTTATACGATGGCACAGGGCGGGCCGTTAGTTGCGCGTGAGGATTTAGTGATCCGCCTTTGCTATGAACTGACCGAAATGGGTAATGAGTACGGCGAAGATGTTCAGCGGGTGCAGGGTATCTATTCGCCGATGGTACCGGATTCAGAAGTCATGACGCGCCTGGTCAAATGGGAAAAGGTTGCTAAGTTGGCCGAAGTGTCAGCGGAGGCTGGTTTTTCTGGCGGCATTGCCGCCCCTTGGAGTTCTGTCAATAACTGTACGGGGCCACAGCGCCGACGGTTAGAGTTGGAACTAAAAGCTAGGGGGTTTAATGGTAGCGATGAGGAAATTAAGCTGCTTTTACAGGGATGTAATCTTAATGCGGGAGCAAGCATGCGATTGTTTTTTGATAAGGGCAGACTGCAAGAGGCACCACTGTAGCAATCAGCAGATCTACCCCTTTGATGATCTCTAAATATCGCTAGCTAATCGCTGTCCGCGAATAACTGTCACTTCATATTTGAGAAGGACTGCTTTCTGCTGGCATAAAGCAATCGCTTTTTGCCATTTGATCGTGTCGGGTACAAATGGGTCATAGGCGGAAAGCCGCACTTCTAGCAGTGTTCTGCCTGTTCCAACCTCACCGGCAATGAGGTATGCAGCACGTAACGGAGAGTGAAGTTCGATGCATGCTTTTCTCATAAGTTGTTGGTCCTCATAGCTATTAAATTTTCAAATTTATGCGAATAGGGCCATTTTAACTTAAAAAACAGTTCACATTTTTTTTCTCTTACTATACTGTGCGCATATACAGTTGTTGTGTCGAGGGAGGGCAAATGAGTGATTATCTTCTGGAGGAAATAAAACTCCAACGTATTGATTTTATTCTTAAAAAAGTTGCTTTTGATACGTGCGATTTTGAAGAGAAAGAGATGGCTATTCACTGGTTAGTAGAATTGTCTGGTGAGTTAATGGCTGAAGTTAGAAAAGCTAAGTCATCCATAACTGAAATTGAGCGTCACTGAGAGGGACTTATGCGTATTGAGATCATGATCAATAAAGAGCAAAAAATCAGCACGGAAATTCTCTCAGCACTTGAGACTGAACTTTATAAAAATTTTCTTCCGGTTTATCCCGAAACCACTATCCGCATCAGGGAAGGTAGCGCCAATGGTGTTGTGTTGAGCGGAGTTAGGCAGAATGATGACAAAGAAAATGTTATGGGTATTCTGCAGGCAGTGTGGGAAGACGACAGCTGGCAGTATCAACACTGATAACGTTGCTGGTTTCAAAATACATTTTTTGCGGCTTTTAAGGTTTAAAAACGAGAGTAGCGAGGTGCTAGCCATGATTGATAAAGGCAATAATTACCAAATTATCTATCGGGATCCGATGCTGTAACAGTATACCACCTTGGCTGCTTGTTTTTTTTCAGCGCTCTAAGGAATATGGATGGGGGATGCACTTAAGAGGATTGTTTCTGGCTTGAGCTGAAAGTTTTTATTGGGTTACATGATATCCTGATTTTTTTGATAGACGTAACTAAATTAGAGCGGCGAAGTGATGAAATTGAGGCAAATTATTTCCTCCTTGGTTAAACGCAGGGAGTAAAGTTGCCAGGGGGCTGGCAACTTGTGAGTGAGTCGCCCCCTGCTTTTAAACTCAACCTTCAAATTTGTCACTTAATCGCTTCGTTAGAACTTCAACTGATTCTTTCCTGCCTGAAAACAAATCGTTAACTACGTACTCCATAATTTCAAACGCATCTTCAATGTCTTTAATTTTAACTTTATCGTAGGTATGACTCCCTGCATTACCTAAAAATTTTATAGCCATAAGAGGATCCTTAAACGATACATATAACTCTGGTAACATTCCCAAGCGTATATGTAGAGTGATGCGTCTATCTTTATCGTTTTTTTCAGTAACTCCCATAGCCGTAAGCATTCGTTCAACTGAAATTCTAATGAGATTCGCTGCTGCACCAGGTTGTATCAAAAAGACAGAAAAAGCAGCTTGAAGTGGTTCGGCGATTTCTTCAGGGCATTTGGTAGGAAGCTCGAAAGGATGCAATGACGGAAAAAAGCTTTTAGGGTGAAACCACTGGTAATACCCATTACCAGACATCTCGTCATCCCAATCTTGTCGTTCCCATCCACTATTGCCTAAACAGGCCACTACCTCACCGCATTGTCTTCTTGAGCAGCGTGCCATACAGCTAAATATTGACACATCCATTTCTGGCTCAAACCAAGATTCGCTACTGTGTTTATTAGTGTCGTGTGTTTCATTAACAACTAAACTTTCAGGAATGATAAGCAGGGTTTTCTGACCGCATTGCGGGCAGGGCCATTCCACCTGCATGTCTTTGAAAAATGCTCCGGAAATTTTGTTAATAGACATTCTTAGTGCTCCAGGTTCAGTAGCGAGTATGTTCTTTGCGCTAAATTTTCGATTATTAATGAAACTAAAATATGCCATAACAGCCTGTTTAAAAAGAGCAATATGAAAAAATCCTATGGCATGCTGTACATTGTTTTGCGAAATGGCTGTTACTGCATGACTATGCTGCATGGATCCGCATGATCGTTTGAGGATCGTTTTGGCTGAGACAAGCTAGGATTGGCGGGCGTTTGCTTATGTCATGCACCTGCATGAAAACCATTGCATAAAGTGGGCAGGCGTGGCGGGGCTACGAGCGCGCGTAGCTTCTGAAAGTAAATATGAATCTTTAAAAATTTTATCGAATATAATCTTGATTTTTTCCTTAAATCGAGTGAGATTTGAAAAAAAACTTAGGTGATAAATTTATGCCATTCATCGTCGACGATTGCCCAAGGTGTGGTGCTAGTAAAATCACTTTTGATGTGCCAGCCTGTAAATTAGTAAAGATTAGTGAGAGGTATCGTTTACCCTCGCTTAGGGAGTATGAGATCTATTGCGTTTGCAAGTCCTGCAATCGCGGTTCAATTTTTAGGACGACTCAAACTGAAGATGCTACTAATAAAGAGTTAGGACAATTTAAATGGGATGGGCTTTGGGATGTTAGGAATTTTAGCAATGTAGGAAGCCCTATAACGCCCGCTGATTTACAAGCCTCAACGCCTCCAGATTATCTACCAAATGATTTAAGAGAAATGTTTGTAGAAGGCGCTAAATGTATGGCAATCAACTGCTTTAATGCAGCAGGTACAATGTATCGGCTTTGCTTAGATTATGCCACCAAGGAACTTCTTCCTGAAGGTAGTGATGAGCCCAATACTAAAATCAGGCGCAGTCTTGGCTTAAGAATAGAATGGCTTATTAGTAGAGGATTGCTTAGTGATTCTTTAAAAGAACTTGCTGAATGTGTTAAAGATGATGGTAATGATGGCGCTCATGATGGAACCCTAGATAAAGATTCAGCTTTAGACTTAGAGGACTTTACATACATTATTCTCGAAAGACTCTATACTGAGAAGCAAAGAGTAATCGATGCAAAAAACAGGAGGCAATTAAGAAGAAATGAAAGAGGTTGAATATTTAAATTAATATTAAAAGGAAATGAGCGCTAGGGTAGCGCTCTTGGAATGATGGCAGTTATTTTTTTTATTTTCCCGATTAAACTTTTCCATAAATGTTCAGTTGAATTTTTAAAATACCAGTTTGTATAATTATCTTCTATAAGCTCTAACGTATTTAATTTTAATTCGCTCATGCAATCTTTAAAATCTGAACATTCATCACTCAAATAATCATATGGTTCGCTTCTGATTTTCTTAATATGCAGAGCAGGAACTAGCTCAATATTTATTTTTTTATTGAGATGATTAATGTGCAATTCTATAAGAGCAAGTTTTACAGCTATAATATCGTCTAAGATAGCTTCTGTAATGCTCTCGTTCTTACTCTTTAATTCAATAGAATCAAATAAAGCCTCAAGCATGGATGATATTTTATCTTTAAGTTTTGACACTTCATTTCTTTTAAAGGTTCTGGTATTGATGTAAGAAGAAAATATCCATCCACAAACAGCAATGATTGTAGAAACAATAATTGCCATGTATTTTGGATCAAAAATATTATTAGGCGTTTCTTGTATCATGATCAGCCTTCTCAATTCGTTCTTTGATTAATAGTTCAAGGCTTTTTAATTCGTCATGGCGATATTCAAGTTTAATATCCAGCTCGGCTTTAGTGAATCCATTTTCACGAATCAGGCCTCCAAAAGCTTCGTCAATGAATGATCTTCCATATCTATTATAACCAGTCAAATCAACTATAACTTTATCGTTTTCATTTAATGCAGGTGCTAAAATTTTTTCACGGAATGCCTCACCATTCCATTCACCGTCGATCTCATAGCGTCCATAAGGTTTCTTACTAAAATCTTTAACGATACTAATCATTTTTGTGCTCATTTAAGTCAACCTTAATGTTCCACTGTAACAATGTACCCGGCATTGGTCTTGACAAATCGTATGTTTCTGTATTGCCTGATTCAAATGTATAAAGACCTTTATTGCTATAAATCCAAAGTTTACCTTGTTCGTTTTCGGAAACTAATGCCTTGATACTTTTGCTACCCTGCCCATGCTTACTAAAATCTGTACCCGTTACATCATCTACCATAGATATGACGATTTTGATTGCATCGCTGACTATGCCTGCCTTGTATTTTAATACATCTTTTTTAGCAATACCTTCATTTTCAAAGGTTTCAGCAATTTTATCTTTTAGATGAGGATAGGCGCTTTTAAGAATTTCCTCATACCAAGGTTTTTTCATAACGGTTGCAGGTATGCCAACGCCTTTATCATAAAGAGCCAAAAAAAGTTGATCTCCCGCTAAATCACACTTAACCCACCACCTTTTTTGTGAACTTAGCTCAGTGTCGGGATAAGCATGGTATGAAACATTATTGATAGCTTCATGAATTGCGCCACCATAAATACTCTCAGTATGAGCAGACATTTTATTTTCATAAATCTGATATTGTATGAAATCAACAATATCGTCCCTATAATCCCCGCCACTGCTGCTAATTACTGGTATATACTTCCCATCAAAAACGGGTTTATGCGCATTTTCTTTACACAAAGTTTCAAGGCCTGAACGTTTTAAAAGCCTGACTGCCTTAAAATCTTTAGGGAATGAGACTATTCTAAAAGTTGCACCATCCTTAATTGCTATTTCAATAGTGGCGTAAAGAACCAAAATCGCTGCTGTCTTTATAACTTCAGTATGCGAAAAATCTAAAACAGCCTTTTTAGGACCATTTCTTGTTAACCTTGAAATAGCTGCAATAATGTTCAATGTATCGTGATATGAGCTATCACCAGAACCTTTTTGGGCAGAGTAAATCGTAAATTGTTCAGGAAATCTGAAAGACTCTACCGCCTTTTTGGACTTGTTTTTTTTCTTAGGTCTATAAGGATACGGACAAAAAACAATCTCTTTCCTGTCTAGTTCATTGAGCCAGCGTTTGCTTCCAATTCTTCTTTTTATAACTGTCTGATTTTTAGGCATCATAAGTCCTTTTGATTAACCCGTAGATTGCTGATTTTATTGATTTAATTTCAACAATGAAATTAGCAACTTTTTTAATGCCCAGCAAACTTACTTGCCGAACCAGTAACACTGGTTGTATTTTAACAAAAACATCACCAACAGTGTCTTTTAAAACCCTTAATGCTAACTTTAAGCTCATATCGCATACATAACTACTTTCAAAGAGTCTTTTTCCGTTAACATATCAGCAGATTTGAACTGTAATCATAAACCAGTTTTCTGTTTTTTTTGAAATTAAACCATTAGTGCATTATTTATGTAAGTGATTGATGTCAAATAGTCAGCGTATATGGTTTGAATTTAATGACATCATCACCAAGCCATTGATTTAGCTCAATAAACCTTTCCTGCAAAGGGTGTAATTCGTTACGAACAAAAACGATACTGGCCTTTTCAATATCACCAAATCCTCCAGAATTGTTCGGGATTATCCCCATCAGTTGCGGCGGAACGCGATGCACGGCCAGCATGTCGTCACGGCTCACGTTCTTGATGTTCAGAAACTCATCCTTCGCCGCCACCTCTGACAGAGGGATGATCTGAATACCGTCCTTTTTCCCATTCGGGCTGTACATAAACAGGTTGCGGAAGTTGCCCGGCCCCTTCGCGCTTTTCATGGCACCGCGGATATTGTCCACGTCCTGCTGGCTCTGCGCTGGATCGGTCATGTACATGATGAAACCCGCATGGCTGCCGTTGAGGTAATACTTGCGGCGGAACAGTGTAGCCGATTCGTTCAGCAGCGCCGACGGGATGGCAGACAGGTAGCCTGGCAGGCCGTAAATCTCCTGATTGATGTCCGGCTCCATCAGGTGAAACACGCTGCCCCTCGAAAACTCATAGGGTTCCGTGTTAATGCCATAGTGCGCATACCAGTAGGTATCGAGATCCAGACCGCGCCGGGTGAACTTCGCCAGCGACGGCTCCAGCTTCAGCGTGTTACCGAGGCGGCTGGTCCGCTTCTCCAGGTATGCATTACCGAAAATGAGGTAATCCAGCGCAAAGCGGCTGAACGCCTGCTGACTCAGTAGCGGATGCGGGATAAATGTACTCGCCAGAATGTTGCACTTTACGCTGATGGGTGAGCTGTGATGCACCGCGGCGCGGAACGTGCGCGCCAGCCCGTCAACGCTTACGGGCGGTTCATACCAGCGATCATTGATAATGCACTCCACGTAGTCCAGCAGTTCGCGGCGGTCCAGCACCGGGATCGGGTCGCCAAAGGTAAACGCCTCAGACGCTGTCCCGCTGGTCATGTTATCCGGCTGCGGCACGGGCTGCGTGCGGGGGCGGTTCCTGCGTTTGCTCATTAATAAATCTCCACAATGTTCTGCGTGTGTGCCGCCTGTCCCTGCAGCGGCTCGTTTGCCAGCGCATGCATGGTCGCCCAGGCTAAATCGCCGTGACTGACTTCCTCGCTGCGGCTGGTTTCATAGGTCGGACGGTTGCCGCTGGCCGTGGTGGCCTTGCGGATAGACATAAACGACTGCGCGATGTCGAGGTGGCTGGCGTCAAACTCCAGCCGCCCGCTGGCGATGGTGTCGTAAGCCTTCAGCACCAGGGCGTTTTTCACGTTCGGGTTATAGACAAACTCCTTCACCTGCGGGAAAAACGCTTTGACGTTTTCATACACACCCAGCCCGACGCCGGTGGAGTCGATGCCAATATAGGTCACGTTATACTGCTGCGTCAGCGTCCTGATGGCGTCAGCCTGTGCCCGGAAGTCCATTCCGCGCCACTGATGTCGCTCAAGGATACGGAACTTACCGCCTGGCACGGCAGGTGGTGCCATGACCACACATCCGGCACTGTCGCCGTTCTGCGTGCCCTTCGCCGGGTCATAACCGATCCAGACCTCTTTCCAGCCGAACGGGCGCAGCGCCAGCGCTTCAAAGTCGGTCCAGACTTCCCAGCTGTCCACCATGCACTTCTGCAGCATGGCCAGCTGGAACACCGACGCCAGATCGTCCATGAATACGCACATCAGCAGGTTCTGATAGTCCTCCGGGCTGTAGCGCGTGCGCAGCTGCTCCAGGTCAAACAGGTCACAGCCGCCGCGCACCGCATCTTCAACCGTGACAATCTGGCGAAACTGGCCGTCTTCACAGAGGCGACCAGCGGCCAGTGACTGATGGCTGAGGTCGATATCAACCCTGTCCGCTTTGGCCCGGCCCTTGTTGAACTGCGAGCCGGACCAGAAAGGATAAGCGCTGTGCGTCAGGCTGGACGGCGTGGAAAAGTAGGTTTCGCGCCATTTCTTGTGCAGCGCCATGCCGGACGCCACTTTCTGCAGTTCCTGAAACTTGGGTATCCAGAAATATTCATCCAGGTACAGATTGCCGTGGTAGCTCTGCGCGGTGCGGGCGTTGGTGCCTAAGAAGTAAAGGCACGCGCCGTTGCTGAGCGTCATCGGGTCGCCCTTCAGGTCTACGTCCACCTCGCGGGCAAACTCAATAATGTACTGCTTGAAGACGTGCGCCTGCGCCTTACTGGCTGACAGGAAAATCTGATTGCGCCCGGTGGTCAGCGCATCGATCAGCGCCTCACGGGCAAAAAAGAAGGTCGCACCGATCTGGCGCGACTTCAGCAGGTTGCGGACGGCATATTTATTTCCGGCCTCCCACCACTGGCGCTGATAGCCGAACATCGAGCCGTGGAAAACCTCCTGCAGCTTCTCAATCTGTTCGTCGCTGAACAGGTTCTTTTCCGGGGGCTTACGCGGACCTTTGTTCCGGTTCTCCACGTTCGGGTTCAGGTCCGCTTCATTGCCGCCGTTGCTGAATTTACCGATCCGGGCGTGGCGCTCGGACTGGCGCGCCAGCAGGTCGATTTCCTTAAAGTCCTTCCCTTCCTTCTG